CAGGAACTCGCCAAAAACAATTGACATCGGGGCAAAAAAGACCATGTTTTGTCTAGTCTTTTGACGCGCGCCCCGAGAGCAGGTTTGTAGGTTTCCCCTTACTGCCCACTTTGCGGTGTGATGCTGTCAAAGACGTTAGGCCCCGCTCTCACGAACGGGGCCTTTCTTGTTTGGCGTTCTGCCTCCCTGGACTTACCGGCCCCGAATTTTAGCAGGAGCGGGGCCGGGCTTTTTCAGCCAAAGTGCAGTGCCAGAAGATAACCGAGGGTCAGACACGCGAGGAAGCCCGGCCATCCGTCAGTAAAGGCAAGCATAAGCAGAGTCCCTATCACGATTCCGGCCATCATGATTTCAAGTCCTTTTCGGTTGAGCTGGTCTTGATCATCAGGTTTAGCAGCATCGCGACCACGCGCGGCACCGGCCAGCTGCCGGCAATCCAGCCGCGCACGGTGCGATCGCTGACCTTGATGGTCCGGGCAAAGCCGACTTGGCTGAAGCCGGTTGCGTCCAGTGCGGCCTGCATTTGCGTGCCGGTCATGGGTTTTTGTTTCATGTTGCCTCTTTGAGTCGGCCGATCAGCCGCAACACGGTCGTGCCTTGCCAGGCGTTGCCTTCGCTGGTCTTGATGCCGCGGGAATTGAGATGCGCCGCGATCCGCCGTGATGACAGATTGAGGATCGGAGTAATTTCGCTGCGCAGTGTCTCGGCGAACGCCCGCGCATTGACGGCGTTGGTCTGGATCTCCTGCGGATTGCCAAGCCGTCTGCCCCGGCCTTGCGCGGCTGCCAGTGCGTCCTTGGTACGCTTACTGATCATGCGCCGCTCCTGTTCCGCCAGCGCTGCGTAGATGTGCAGCATGAACGGATCGGCGTTGACGCCTAATTCAGTGACGATGAATGGCACCTGTTGCGCCATCAGTCCGGCGATGAAGGCGACATCGCGCGACAGGCGATCGAGCTTGGCGACGATCACCGGGCATTTGGCTGCCCTGGCGGCCGCCAACGCGGCCTGGAGCTGCGGCCGCATTTCCAGGGTGTCGCCCTTGCCGGTTTCGATCTCGACAAAGGGCGGACTGATCCTGAAGCCTTCCACCTCGCAGAACCTGTTGATGGTGGTCTGCTGGGCTTCCAGGCCAAGACCGCTTCGACCTTGGCGCTGGGTCGAAACGCGAATGTAGGTAATGGCTGGTTTCATTGGTCGCGCTCGATGATCCGATAGCGCACTGCACGACGCCGATAACCGCCACGGCATTGCATTGTCTCAACGGCGTTCCATTTCGTATCGTGCGTTGAAATGGTGTACCAGGAGCCATCGAATTGCAGAGCTTGCAGAATAAACATTTTGGTTTCCCCTTGTCTGCCCAAATCGGACAAGACTCACTATAGGCAATGGCTGCCTAGCGGTCAATACGAAACAGCGGAATGCCGTCTCTATTGCCTTAGGCCGGGTGATGGTTTCCCATGCCCGGCATAAAGCGATGTTGAATTATTAGCGGCCGCAAATATCGGCGCACTGATCCTCGTACATACGATCAAGATCAACGAACCCGCCTTCGTGTTGTTTTTTCAACACGCCGTAGCATTGCGGCGAGTCGCCGTTGAAAGCCTTGTAGTGGGCAATCTGGCGTTTGACCGGATCGTAATCGACCAATGAACCGGCCGGGATATCCCCGTTGCAGCACGCACATTTGCCGGCGAATTTCGCAGTAATGGTGCGAATGCCGGTTGATTTACGATAGCGCATAGTCACTCCTCTGTTTGCTCTGTGAACCACGAAACCAGATCGAGCTGATCTGCCTCGTCGGAAAATAGCCCGATATCGCAGGGCAATTGCGGCTTGCTCGGCTGCAATCGCTTATTTTGTAGGACAGCCGGGCTTGTGCCCGGCATATCCAATTGACCGTCATGGCGCCTTAGATCAAAAAGGGATTTCTTCGGCATAGCTGAAGCCTTCCCTTGATCTGAAGCAATCGACCTGGAAATGTGCCTTGTGTATCTCGCAAGTCTGTTTCCAACGGGTTTTGGTTTCGAACACCAGGCGTTGCCAAGGTGACAGGTCGCGCATCTGGTTATCGTAGAAGGCCTTGGTGCTGACGGTTTTATTGATGCCGTCCTTTCGCCTTCCCCATCCGCGCGAGCGTTTGAGGTGAGCGAGCTCCGCCATTTGATTGTGATCCATCTGGTTTCCCCTTACGAAGCAGGCGAAATGCCGCTTCTAATGCCCCAAGTCCGGTAAGGGTTTCCCCTGCCGGACGTGAAGCGATGTTGGTTTAGTTAGTCCTGCATATCCTTATGGCAATGCGGGCAGGTTCCGCTTTCGTTGACGTGGCCGGGACAGGTTCGCTCTAGTTCGACGCGGGCATTGTTCCAAGCGTTAAAGTAGTCGACCGGGAATCCGCATGGATCAGGCGCGCTGAAAATAAGAGATTTCAAGATTTCACGTTGCGAAGTGGTAATCATTTGGTTTTTCCTTAGATCATGGTTGCGAGAATGAAAGTTCCGACGAATGCGAGCGCAAGCGACAAGCTAAAGTCGATCACCATTGCGGATAACGCTTGCGGTACTGTTCATCGGCCCAGCGGTCGATGGCCTTCGCCTGGCGTTCGTATTCCGCCGCGGTCATGGAATTGGAGTGCATGTAGCGGCGATCGAGATCGTCAAACATGCGTTCGACGCGAGTTTCAATCTGCTGTTCGGTCATTTCGGTTTCCCCTTATTGAGAGACGGAATCGCCTCTCTACTGGCTTAAGCCGGGAAAGCTTTCGCTGCCCGGCATAAACCAAATGTTGCGGCGTCTAGGCCGTGAACTGCTCGTCCGTCGTTACTTCGAGAATGGGATCATACTGGTCAATGCTGTCGCCAATCTCGGGCTCGCCAATCGGGATACTGTCGCCCTCGATCCACTTATCCATTGCAGCGTCCTTGTCCTTGGCCTCGACTTCATAGGTCCATGTGACCCAGCAAGCTTGCGTGTCTGTCACCTTGAATTTCGCCATTTGGTTTCCCCTTAAGCGAAGCGCTGGGATAGCGCTTCTACTGCCTCAAGCCCGGTAAGCTTTGCAGCTGCCGGGCGTAAGGCGATGTTGATGGGATCAATTGGCGTTATGCCAAGTTCCATCGCGATAAAGCACATCGAAGATTTTGCCCTCGCGGATCAGTGCCATGGTGACCATGGGCCAATCGTTGTCGCGGCAGGTTTTCATCTTTTCTTCGACAATCTGGCGCGCAATGCGCTCGATGGTTCCGAGATGAAAACCGTGAACCGTGGAATGGCCCGGCTTGTCTTCGAGCGAGAGCGTGAAAGTCATCTGATTTCCCCTTCGCGCTTGATTGCGCCTGACTATCTAAATAGGAAACCACAGCCTATGTCAACCCACGGCGTAATGGTTACGGATGATAGTTACACTGCTAATGATCACGAATTGTTACAGCGCGAGGTGAAGCTGCTGCGGCGTGACCTGCGCTCGGTATATACCCAGCTCTACTCCTTGGTAGAGCGGGTAAGGCTGCTCGAGGCGATCCCGCGGCATGACGACGACGACGAGACGCTCGGCGCCATCCGGGACTACCTTCGCAGCAACGAGGATTACCCGCCGCAAGCGGTCGCGTTCATCGAAAGCCGATTGCCCGCCGAATGGCGCGAGCTGGTCAGCTTCCACGGAACCGGCAAGGTCTTTACTCTATTGGCAGCCAACAAGAGCGTCCATGACGCAAGAGAGCAATTGAATGGCCCCCTTTAGGCAGGTCCGAGTTCCTGCACACCTCGCCGATCCGCGCTGGCGCGGGAGACCGACAGAGTATCGGCCAGAGTACTGTGCTCTGCTTATAGAAGCGACAGAACGGGAAGGTATCAGTCTCACGGCGTTCGCGGGAATGATCCGAGTAGGGCGCGAAACGGTTTATGGATGGATAAAAGCTCACAGCGAATTCTCGGACGCTGCCACTCGCGCGAAGGCGATTCGTGCGCTTTGGCTGGAACGCAAGCTATTGCGATCTCGGAAAGGCGCCGAGACTACCGCAGCAGTGTTCGCTTTGAAGAACGCTTGCCCCGACGAATGGCGAGACGTGCGACACACCGAACATACGCACGCAATAGCGCCAAGAACGCTCACCGATGCGCAGCTGGAAGCCATTGCAGCCGGTCATTCGCCCTCGGATGTCGGCATTATCGATGGCTCGGCGACCAGGTTAGGCGAGAAGTGAGACACTCATACCAACGTTAGCGTGTACCATCGCACTGCACAATGAGATTTCAGGCACTTAGGGGGCAGTTTGTTTCGTCGGAACCACCCGGAGTGGGAAAAATCCTCGGGGCAAGCATGCTTATTTATACAACCCCCCCTACAAATCCGCCGTTCCCTAAAACTTTGGGTCGGTCGGAGGAAACACGCCGAACCGGGCGCAAACGGCAGCGGGAGGATCGGCTGAAATCCTCTGTACTTCCCGCTGTTTCCCCTACAAATCCGCAGCCTTTTGCAACTTCGCCTTTTCACAACTCCACACATTTTGGAGTGGTGCTGACATGGACAAGGAAGCGCAGTTGAGAGCGTTGCGTGAGCTGACGGGTGCTAACAAGAATGCTAACACCTCTGCTAACAGTGCTAACGAGGGTGCTAACAAGCCGGATGTTAGCAAGGCCGACGATATCGCGGTGATGAAATATCTCGATGCCTTGAGGCGCAAGGCCACGTCGATCGAGGAAGTGGATGTCATCGATGCGATCGTCAAGGCGCTGTTTTATGACGGCGTCAACAAGATCACCGGGCACAGGCCGTCACCATTGAATGACCAGGAGAAGTCTCCTGGACAAGAACCCGAAGAGAAACCGAAAACTGACAGAAATGCCTATCAGCGCGAGTACATGCGCAAGCGGCGAGCAAAGGGAGGCTGAGATGCAGGTGGTCTTGACGGTGAACGTTCCGCAGATTCAGGCGAACCAGCCGCAGGCCTTGATCGCGGACCGGATGCAGAAGGCGGCTGACAAGCTGGTGTTCTGGAATGCGGGTCCGCCGACGCCGTTGACGGTAGTGGATGCCCAGGGCAACACGCTTTATTCCTGGGTGGTGACGGCGACATAAAGCTCATTGGTATTGTTGCAGATCGCCGCTGGCTTTCAGCATCTTGTGGACGGCGCAGCAGCGGGCCGCCATTTCGACGGCATCACCATTGGTGATTTCGACCAGCACCGAGAACACCGCTGCGAAAACGTGCAGACGGTCTGGTTCCGGCAGCTCGCCCAGTCGTTGCACGATGTCGTTGACGGCATCGGCCTTCTCCTTGGCATTCATGGTTTCCCCTTAAGGATCACAGCATGTGCTTCACGCTGGAATGGATCAAGGAACTGCTGATCAACATCGTCATCATCGGCGCGGTGATTGCAGTCCTGCGACTGCTGATCCCGTGGGTGCTGGAATTCGTCGGCATTTCCGCAGGACCGATCATGCAGATCATCAATATCATATTGGTGGCGATCGTGGTGATTTTCCTGATCGTGGTGGTGTTCCAGCTGCTGGGCTGTCTCGGTGGTTTTCACTGGCGCGGGGAAATCCAGCAGCATCTCTCTT